ACTACGTTGTCAATAGAATCTGCTGCGTTGTAAGCAATGATGTCAGCAAGAGCTGAATCAACATCGTTAAATGAAGTTAGGTTTAACTTCTTTGTTGTTGTAACTGCTGAACCGTATTCGTTCAGTGTTACTGTAACCTGTGAAGGGTTACCTAGTGCGATGCTTGAAACATCTGAAGTTTCTGTCAATGTAGATGTAGCCTGAGCCAAATCTGAATAGATTGAGAAAACAACTGATGATCCTGGCATAGCCTGTTGCACGGGCTTAACATCTGCAAGTGAACGCATAACAGGAATGGAACGTAGTGCCATTCTTACATACTGGTCGTATGCTGCTTGTACGAGCGAGCTGATGCTAGACGTGGTTGTGGGGGTACCTGTTGGAATTGCCATTAGGTCTAGCCTTTCTTGTTTAGGATCGGATTAGAGTCCAGACAATCTGATGACATCATCCAGTTCTTCTTTGCTGTTTGCATTCATTAGTTTTTGCATAATGTCTCCGTTATGTTCTGGCGAAGCGCCAGAGTCGGCGGAGTTTGTCATACGCTTATATGCTGCAGCATCGGCTGGATTTACATTAGGTGTCTGGGTTTGGCTTACTTCAATACCGAATACATCGGCATAGTCTTCAAGCCATTTAGATACAGACTCTTCAGTTGGGTCTATATCCTGTGGGATAAATGCAGCAATTTTGCCGTTTACCCCGCGAGCTGCGAGGGCATCCTTGATTGCTCTTTCGCGTTGGCCTTTACTCAAAGATTCAAACTGAGAACGAAGTTCTTGCAGTTCTTTATCTTTTTGCTTTGATGCCTTGCGTAGTTGTTTAACAAGGTCATTTGATGAGTCTTCTGTTGTGAAGTCGTCATCATCCTCGTAGTCGTAATTGGACATAGTGGTCCTTCTCCCTATTAGTTGTTGGCATAGGCCTCATATTCGTTTGGGGAAACGGTATGGCTCCTACTCCTGGTTTTGTTGTCGCTCCAATGGACCAGTCGTCCCATTGGCAGGTTTATTTATTTAGTAAGCGCCAGCGCGGTCACGCGTGAGTGCTCCAGATGAGATTCCGCTTTGACCACTAAAGGTGGCCTTCTCAAGTCCGGTAAGTTTCTTACGTTGTTTTTCTGCTTCTGTCTTTCCAGCAAGTCCAAAGACTTCCTTCTCAGCAGTAGTCTGTGTGTATGGGTCTTCTCCATAGATAGATGCAAGTTGTGAACCACGCTGCAGGCCGCCACCAATGGTGCCGTAGCCCTGTTGTGCTTGCGCTTTAGTAATGCCCTGTGCTACTAGTTCTTCTGCGCGTCCAACGTTGGTTGTTAACCCTGATTGAATTGCAGAGCCACCAATTTCAGCAGCAGCTACCTTACGTTTAATCTCAGCCAAAGCATTCTTTGGATCAAGTACATAGGCAAGGAAATCGCTGTTGTTAATACCTGGATAGAACTGACCAATAGCATCTTTAATATCTTTGCTACCCTTAACAACTTTCTGGCCTTCAATAATACGCTCTTCTAACGTAATAGGATCAACGTTGCCACCGATAAGGTTTTCAAATCCTGCTTGCTTACCTAGAGCGCCTCGCTCATAATAGGATGCAGGTAGTCCATAGTTTTGCATAATGCTTTGGTACTTATCTTCAAGATCTAAATAGGTAGCTTCATCAATAGCTGCAAAGCCGTTTTTAATACGCAAGGCATTTGCTGCAAAACGGTCTTGGTATTGTGGAGTTTCACGCAACTTCAAAGTAAGTTCGTCTTTTGACAAACCATCTTGTATAAACTTTTTTAATGGCTCAATTAAGGAACCCATACCGTATCTATTAAATTCATTGTAAAGAATGTCATAGGCAGACTTACCAGCTAATGCTTTTTCATCTGCTTTTACTTTAGCAATATAAGTGTTGTAAGCAACGAGGTCTGTAAAGATTCTGCCATCAGGTGCTGTGTAAATTTGACCAGTAGAACCTGTAGGGCCTGTTGGAGAACCTGTAGGACCTGTAGAACCTGTTGGTGAACCTGTTGGACCAGTTGAACCAGTTGGGCCTGTGGCACCTTGAAGATTAGAGCCTGGAACTCCAAGGAGTCCACCTTTCGCTGTAAAAGATTTAAGTGCTGCTGTTGTTCTTGCTGCTTCTTGAGCAACAGGAGATGTTGCAAGGCGATTTGCAGTTACTTGTTGAGCACGAGTTAAAGGTTTTGCTGCAGCATTTGCTTGTCCCATTGCAGCAATTCTTGCTCTTTCTGCTGTATCTGCTGCATCTGCTGCTGCTTTTCTAGCAGCTATACGAGCTTCTGCTGCGTCTTCATATGCGCCCATTATTTACCCCTGAAATCCGAAGTCACGAAGAATATCAAGTGTTGCACTTGATACATCCTGCCTTGCCTGTTCTGTGTACTGCCAGCGATTGTCTTTACGAAGCGCCTTCTTAAAGTCATAAATGTTCATATCACCCTTATCGCTAATAGCAGAGCGAAGTAATGGGTCGTTAAGGTCAATAGAATTTGGGTCATCAATCTCTAGTACTGCTGCCATAGTCTGACGGTATGGAGCAAATACTTGGTCTAAGTTGTAGCCCTGAGATAGTAAGTCGCGTACATACTGTGGTTGACCTTGTGCTGCCAGTTTGCGTGCGTCTTGAATAACACGGTTAATATCAATCTTTCCTGATGCGATGCCCTGTAGAACTTGTTGTTCATTAGCACCACCAGGAATGATGTCACTGACTTGGAAGCCATTACTGCGAGCAGTTCTTACTAGTTCTTGATAGTTGGTAAGTGCCTGACCTGAATAACCTTGAGTACCTTTACCACCAATCATTCCACCTACTGGACGGATTGATGCTGCTAGGAAGTCATCAATAAATGATTCATCTTCGCTGCGATTTGTAATGTAAAGATTCTCTGCTGCCTTACGAAGTGCTGCAGGATCTGACGCTGCTGCAGAACCAATTACTGCGGCACGCTTGGTTAGGCTTGCAACAATCTTGTCAATCTGCATCTCGTAATCAGTTGAACCTGTAGCACGGCCTGATGCCTGAAGATCGCGATAGTTATAGTACTGAATATAACGATCTTTGATTTCTTTAGAGTTCTGCTTGTACCAAACATCATCACGGAGCATCTTTCGGAAAGCATCTGGTGTCATACCAGGAGTGCTAACGTACTTCTTTAGAAGAGCATTAAGACTTGGGATGTTCTTAAACAAAGTTTCAGGTAAAGTAAAGTCTGCTCCTGCTGCTGCATTTAATGCTTCTGTTTCTCTATCTACAACGGGCTTGACTTCTGCAGGAGGCGTTTTTACGACAGTCTTTGGTGGTGTCTTTGGAGGGGGTGTTTTTACAATAGGTGTTCCCGTAGGACTAGGCGTAACTACTGGGGTGGTCACAGGAGTACCAGTTGGCCCTGCTTGAGCAGCAGGGGTAGTTACTACAGGCTTTGCTACCTTGATTTCAGGGAAACCACGCTCGACATCTGGTGCTATAACACCAATTCTGCTTGTTGCTTTGTTGATGTCTCTTTTAATAGAAGCGGTATCTTCTCCGCGTGCTTCCGCTTTAGAAAGACTTGCTTGATATTCCTTGACCTTTTTGTTTAGATCTAAATACTCTTCAGCAGTCTTTTCTAACTTGGCAAGTTTATTGTACTCTGCATTTATTGCCTTGTATTCACGTTCAAGAACTGCAATTCTTTGATTTATAGTCTTTGTTTCAGCGTCTGTTACAAATGGCTTCTTCTTCTTTGCTGCCTCTTCGCGTGCTTCTTTAACTTTTGCGGTGTACTGACCAGAAAGTCTTTCTAGTTTAGTTTGGATTGGACCTGCCATTAGCGTAAGCCTCCAAACTCTTGCATCATAATTGCGTAGGCGTCAGTAGCACGTACAGTTTTTGCCTCTGAAGTTTTTGATAACTCTTCTTTAATTAACTGCTGCTCGTCTACTCCACCTTGGGTTGTACTGAAACCTTTACCTGATGTTTGGACAGAGGGTTGTTTTCTTTGTGCAGCATTAACAATCTTTTTTATTCTTTCTTGCTCTGCTGGTGATAAATCACGCTCAAGTAAATTAACTGCAATATCATTGGCTAATTTAGCAGTCTGAGATTTACTAGTTACATAGGTTTGTCTAGTAGTTGTAGGACCATCGTCTTCACCACCATCGCCACTGGCAAGTATGCCTGTAAGCACGTCATATCGGTTGGTGGTAGTTGTAGCTCCAATAAGTTTATCAAGTGCTATTTGACCTTGGTACTGCTCTTCTAGTTTAACAAGAGATCCGTAGTATTTGATATCAAACTTACTAGATATCTTACCCTTCCAAAGTCCAGCATCTTTAAGTCTTTGAGCCAATGCAAGGCGTTGTGCATCTGAAGCTGCTGCTACATCTTTTGCAAATACATCTAGTGATACTTCTTGACCAGCAGTTGCAGGAGCAGGTGCTGAAACCATTGATGTAGCTGCAGCACGTGCTGCATCTGGACTACTAAAGGTTGGTTCAGCCATTTGTGTCTCCTAATAGTGATGCAAACAATGTGTTGTAAGCACTCATAGTATTTTCGTTTGCCTTTGAAAGTTCTCTTAGTTTTACAATGGCGCTATCTTTCATAAAGGAAGTAAGACTTGTTGTTCCTGAAAGATTATCTAGTGCAGACCTTTGTAGTTTGTAAGCATCGTAGACATCTAACATCTCTTTAAGAGATTGCTGTACAGGTCCACGTGTCTTAACTGTCTTGTCATTGAGCATCTTGCGAAGATCGTCAATTGCAGCCACGCGTGCAATAGCCTTCTTGCCACCTTCTGACAATTCTTCTTGCAGTAAAGGACGACCTGCCTTGTATACTTTTGCCCACTCAGTAAACTCACGACGAGCTGCTGTTCGTTCAAAGTCTGTAATCTTTGACTCAAGACCTATTTCGTATTCGTTTTTCTTTGAGTAATAAACCTGTAGATCTGATGCAGTCTGCACATCACGCAAGTAATCACTTACGTTCTTGTTGTACTTTAGACCGGCATTCTTCATAGTCTGGTAGGCATCCCAAGAGAAACCTGACTTGTGAGGAATCAAGAACGCTGCACCCTGTGGATAGCGTTCGAATAGACCCTTGTTGTCCTCAACAAACTTGCCAGATTCTTCTGCATATCTAATAACAGCAACTGTCTTCTTCTCAGATTCAGTGACTGTAAATGGTATCTGGTTAGGAAATAACTCTACCCATTTAGCCATTGCTGAATCAAAATCACCTGGATACTGGTCTAGTAAACTGTTCCAGGCTTGCTTAAAGTTTGCTTTGCCATTATCTCTAATCCAGTTAGACATATCTGCCTTGAGTTGAACCTGCGGTGAAGCTGGTGCAACAAAGCCAAAGATAAAACGTGTACCAAGGATACTGAGCGTAGTGTTCTTAACACGCTGACGGTACTGTTCTTGGGCTGCGATAGAAGGTGGTATTAGATTACCTGTCTCATCGTACTCTTCTGGTAGTCCGTGGCCTGCAGCCTCTAAGTATGTGACTGCTTTACGCCAAGCACTGGCATATTGCCCATCTCTTTCGTCAGTATTCATTGATTCATACAAGCGATTGATGTGTGCTGGTAGGAATGCTGATACAAATGAGCGATCTACTGCATACTTGCCTAAAGACATCTGTGTAATAGTGTCTGCTGCACCTGGTGCTCCAGCAACATCTACTAGGTTAGAGATAACTTTGATTGATATGCCTGATAATGGACCTGAAAAGGTAGGAATAATTGAATCTTGGTTCAATGATGGTGTTAACATCTTAACTTGTGAACCAAACTGTACCGGAAACGGTACCTTAAACTCTGCTGGTACGCCTACTGCAGTCATTGCACCCTGTACTGCACGGTAAATTGGTTCAATACCAGGATAGACGAAGTACTTTTCACCTTGGTCGTCTTCTTGAATCCAACCATTGTGTGCAACACCATCATATGTAAGAGCTGCCTTGCGGATAGCCATTGGGTTGTATGTAACAACACGTGAAATACGACGATAGAAGTCCTCAGTTGCACGGTAGAAACGTGAAAAGTTACGAGCACCAAATGCTAACTGTGTACGCACTAGTGGATTGTCCACATATTGCAGAATCTGGTTAACTGCACGCTCTTCAATGAGTTCAGCAAACTGACGTTTAGCAGCAATAGTTGCTCTAGCCACCTTCTTAGGGTCTGCTTGGTCTACTTTGCTAACAACGGATTCAATATACTTGGCTTCAAGTCCTGACTTCTTCATATCTTTGCGAAGTGTAATAATCTCGTTGAATACCATAGGCTGACGTGACATACGTGCGTTAGCCAGACCTAACCAGGTCCATCCACTAGTCATTAGTGAGGCTGTTATGTTGCCTGACTCTGAAAGAGGAACAAGTGCTGGTCCAAGTACATACTCTGGGATATCATCAGAAACAGTTGGTAGGTCATCTAGTGATAACTTACCAGAGATTACGAACTCACCATCATCTGTCTGTGTGCGGATTTTATTAAGAAGATCTAAGTTGATTTCCTTTTGACCACCGGCAGTTGCTCCACGCTTTTCAAAGATTTCTGCAGCACGTCTGTAAACAATCTCGGCGTGTTGTCTTTCATCAATATCACGTGCAGTAAGTTGTGCTTCTTTACGGAAAGATGGATTGTCTTCCATCCATTTCATAATTTTAAGTATGGCCTGTTCTTTACCTTCTGCTGTATTACTAAGGTTAGCAACTGCAATAGCGCCTAGTTCATCGTTTGCGTAGTATCGAATACGCATAAGCCAAGTAAGCATTGCTGCTTCATCTTGTGAAGCTAATGCTCTTGCCTTGTAGCTTGCATCATCTCTAGCGCGGCCAAACTTTTCTGCTCGTGGCTCATTAACAATGAGCGCCTCAGAACGCACGCCGTGTGAACGGGTAAATAAAGTAGAGCGAGTAATCATATCGCCACCGGTAGCAAAGTTAGAGGCGCCTTCTGACACAAGAGCAAGTGTGTTATCTAAGTTTCCATAGATTAAATGCTCTGCAAGAATTTCTGCTTCTTCTTCAAACATAGGCTTGAGGCCCATACGCTCACGCAGACGATTGATACGACCTGATGTAAGAGATGTTGCCATAATACGACGTGTTTGCTCTACGGCGCTAACACCAGCGACTTCTCGTAGAGTCTCAATATCTGCAGCAAGAGATGCTTTAATAGCAGGATCTGCTGTAGCCTTGATTGCTTCTCTCTTTAATTTTATTTCATCACGTGCTTTGACTATGTTGCCGTCAACTGCAAGGATTTCTGCTTCATACTTAGCAGCTTCTTTTTTATTAAGGATACGAAGAAAGGAGCCAAGCATATTATCTGCAGCGTTAGTAGATGTTCTTGCACCTTCTAACGCTGTATTAACACGAGTTGCTAGGTAACGATTCTTTGCAAGACCCCAAGGACTTCCACCGATAGCAAGGTGAACCATTAGGTCTTCAGATGCGTTACGTAGTGCATAGCGAGGACCAGCAAGGGTAAAGAATGACCAATAGCCAGTCATATTATCTACCCAAGATTTATTGGCAGTACCCATAATTGTGTTAATAAGACCAGATCGCGCTGCTGCGCGGTCAATATCTACAAGGCTAGGTGTTGACATTATTGATGTGTAGTCAGATGGGATTGCACCAATATCTTGAAAGTCATCACCAAAGTTTGCTACAGAGAACTTATTGTCACCCTTGCCAACTGTTATACTAACAATTCTTTGTCCTGCTTCAGTAAGGTTAAGTCCACGGGCTTCTGCAATAGTTCCCCAAATTCCCTTAACCATTTCTTTGCGCTTACCAATATCTGTGATTGCTTCAAATGTTTCAGCTATCATCTTTGCATCTTGCTTTGTCATTACTAAACGAGCAAGACGAAATACTTGAGTTGAGGCATCTGCTGCCATTACATCAAACTTGTCGTCCCTAAACATTGGAGCAATGTTAAACTTGGCCTTAAATCTATCTAGTCTTGCTCCAACTGTTGCTGATGAGAAACGAAGTTCTTGGCTATCTTTAACTCTTGCGCCAATCTCAGTTCCTTCTTTAGAAAGAGCTTCAACAATTCCATCTGTTGTAATTGGAGCACCGTAGATAGCATCCATAATTTTAGGTGCTAATCTATCAATGTTGATTACTCTATCAGCACCTGTAACAATGTTAATTCTAGTCTTACGTGCTGCATCTAAGCGTGGAAGAATCACACGCTTTCGACCAACAGAACCCTGAATCATTTTAAGTGCTTCATCTGTATTGTCAAGAAACGCACGTGTAGATAGTGCATCTACAACTTTGTTATCTTGAAGTAAACGTATAACTGCTGGACCAAACTCTGGTGCAAGGACTTTAAGTTCGTCTCGCAAAGTGACTAATTCTGAGGCTTTGGTGCCTGAAGCCTTTTGAGCCTTTGTATAGGCATCTAGTTTTGCTCCGTATGTATTCCAAAAGTTAGTAGCTGCTGGGTTTGCAAAGTAATCTGCTACTTTTTTGCCTTTAGTAATAACGTCAAGTGAGTACTTGCCCACAACATATAGGCTACGCACCTTAGATGCTACGACAATTGGGTCTGCAAACAAACGATAGGCAGCATCTGCGCTTCCAGATACTAGCCCGTAGACTAAGCCATTTTTTTCTAATGACTCAGGAAGAATAGCTGTTGCTAATTGGCGACCTGGTGAGAATCGTGCCTGGTCTACCTCTAGTAAAGTGTCGTTAAATAGATCACGAGCAGTATCAATGTCTGTGACGTTGGGTATGACCTTGTTCTGCGGATCTGCCAACATAATGTATTTCTGTTGTTCAGGAGTTGCAGTAGCAAATAACTTACCTACATCTTCACCAGACTTGATACGCATAGCAATATCTACAGCATCTCTGCCATACTTTAGCTTTGCCTTTTCAATACGGTTTTGGTTGTAAACCTTATCGCCTTTATCGTTTGCTTTATCCCAAGCAAAACCAACATCACCTTCTGATAATGGAATAGCAACAGCGCGATAAGTTCGTGTTGCAAGGTCAGATAATTCAATAGCACCCTTGAATGCAAGAGTTATAGGGTTGTAACTAGCCGTGTAGTGCCAAGCAGTACCAAGCCAACCACGAGAAGGCTTAGTAAGTGGGTCTTCTTGTCCATACTTGCTAACAAGATCCTGACGCTGATCTGCTGGAAGTGCAGCATACTTAGCAGTTGCTACATCTTTAGGAAGATTAGATAGCTCTCTGTGTACAAAGAGTGACTTAACTAAATCATCAACTTGTTTCTTAGACTGACCTTGTAGGTTTGCAGCAAGAGCTGCTGCTTTTACATTATCAGCCATTAGTTACCTTGCGATAGTGCTGTCTGATACAGAACTGCAATCTCACCAGTAGTGTCATAAGGAAGCATTAGTGCTAAAGAGTCTGATAGTTTTACTGTTGACTTTGACATCATCAAAGCGTTAGAACCAGGACCTTCACCGCGATCTAAACCTGCAGTAATTGGTCGCACTTCATCTGATGGTGCATATAAACCTGTAACGGGTGTCTGTCCTGCTGCTGCACGGACATCGCCTGCGCGAGCAGGGTTGACATCTGGAGTTGTAGAAAGCGGAGCACCTGACTTAATAGCCTGCGTCTCAACGCCTTCACCGTATGCGGTAGAACCCATTTGTAGATTATCGGTACGTGTAGAGAACTTACCTGGGCCTGCTGGTCCAGCCAGTGGATTC